CCATCACCTCCACTACTATTATATGCACCACTAGCGACAATAAATGATGAGGTTGCTGCGTCAAAAATTCCTCTACTCCCTGAGACTACTCTAGTAACTAAGAGATTAGTTCCGCCTTGTTGGAAGTAATTGAATGCTGAGATTGAAGTGAGGAATGAATGATCATCACTCCCACTTTCAAACGTAGTACCAAATTTAGCGGTAAAATCAGTAAATGTGGTACATAACGTAGGTATATTAACTGGTCCAAGTGGAGTAGGTCCTACGATGGCAGCACCTATAGGGGCAGCAGCCGCCTCTAGTATTGTAGGTACATCCTCGTTAGTAAATACTCCTGGAGATATTATTTGTTCTGCCATGTTATTTTAATTTCAAATTATTTGTTTGTCTATTTTATATATTAGGATGGGAATTCAGCTCCGGTTGGTAAAACGTTGAAATCAAGAATTATGAATTCAGCAGTCTTAGTTGGTTGGAGGTAAATTGCACCTCTTAATTCATTTCTATCTACAACTTGTGGACCGTTGTTTGAAGCATCCATTACTACCTTAAACGCATACAAACCTTGTCTTTGTTGTACCGTTTCTAAATATGGATTAACTACAGAGAGGAATGCATTTCTAGTAGCTAAAGTATTAGGTTCGAATACAAGGTTTTGTGATACATCTCCGATAAATTTCTTAAGAGCAATCAACAATCTTCTAACATTTACTCTATCAGTAGCAGATGCTGCTGATTGTAATGTCTTTTGACCGTAAACTACAAATCCTACTTGTGGGAATGAAGCAATTGGATTTACTTTGTTAGAATAAAGCGTATCTCTTAAGCTTCTCTTAAGTGCTCTTTCAGTAGTTACTACTCTTGGTAAAGCACCTCTAGTGAAACCTGCGGGAGCGAACCAAGCATCTGAAGACTGATCGTTTGAGGCGTATACTGAAGGGATAATAGTTCCTGCAGGTACCCAAACGTTCTTATTCAAATCTGCATCTCTTACTTTAACCCAAGGCCAGTAAGCAGCAGCATATGAAGTATTTAAGTCACTTGCTTTTGTAGTTACTGTAGAAATAGCAGCACCGTACTCAACTAAATCAATTGGGATAATTGCATCTCCTCTAGAAGTAATGTGGTTAATTACTTTATCCAACTCGGTTTTGTGGGCTGTAAGGCCTGAGATTAAACCTGGGAAAGAGATAATGTTGAATGGGAATTCATCTTTGTTTTTAAGAAGATTAATTACATTTGTATAATCAGCAGCTTGCAATCCTTGAGTAAAGGTACCAATATTTTCGTACATCTTCATTCCAAGCTCACCTGCTTTTGTAATAGCATTACCAATACCTCCACCAAATGAACCTGTTTGGTTTATTGGAACAGATGCTGTGAATTGATCTAATCTTACATTACCATCGTCATTTAAATAATCAGGAGTAGTTGTAGGAACTTCAGTTACTACTACATACTTACTCTTGTTAGGATATTCACCTGTGATTGCGATGTATGGGTTAGCAGAATCATCAGTGTTTAATGATTTAACTTGGCTACCAACTCTTCTAGAAACGAAGTTATTTGATCTTGGATCAAGGTTTACATTTCTAAATGTTTCAAGTACTCTCTTATCGTCAGTTCTATCGTTACCTTGTCTAATCACCAAAGTAAAGTTACCAGATGAAGTATCAGCATTTGTGATTTCCCATCTTAAGTTATCTTTTGAACCATTTGGGAAAACACCACCGACAGCAATAGTACTATCACTATTTTGGTTATCACCAACTGCAATTGTTTGGAGTGTAAAGGCATTGGTACCTACCGCAGCTTCTGAAAGTGAGAATCCTTGGACTTTAGTGTCACCAGAGGTAAATAAAGCAGCTGATCCTGTAGAAATTGTTACAGCTGTTGAAAATCCTGTAGAAGGGGTAAATGTTACCCCACCATCTGTAGTAATACCACCTGAGATTAGAAGTGTATCAGTAGAAGTATCATAAGAAGCTGTGAGTATGTTTCCTACAGAAGAAAGTGGAGCTGAAACATCAGCTGTTGTGTTGTTACTAAGGGCGGCATTTATTTTGTTTCTTAACAATCCTGCTGTAGTGTCTACAGTAGCACCACTACCCGAAGAAACATAATAAACTTGTTCTACACCAGTAGTAATATCGTCAGGAAGATCACCATCAGTTACTATGAATCTGAATTCTGTACCTAGTCTTGTGAATTTTAATTCTTGGTTTTCAACGAATTGAACAAATTCAACACTACCTGAAGCTAATTTAGCGGTAGTTGCTGATTCTCCATTTTCAATTTTTGATGAAGTAGCAGCAGTAAATGATCCACTTGTTACTCTAGTAACCAACAAACGTTGGCCCCCTTGAGCAAAATAGTTTTGTGCTGAGATAGAAGTAAGGAAGGTGTAGTTTTGGCCACCACTTACAAAATCACTACCGAATTTTTGTTTAAATTCGCTATACGTAGTTACTACAGTTGGGACCTCTGCTGGACCTAAAACTGTAGGGCCTACAATAGCAGCCCCTTCAGGAAATACTGGGGCTTCTAGAGTTACGGGGACGCTTTCGTTTTGAAATACACCCGGGGATATTACTTGTTCTGCCATGTTGTTCTAGTTAATATTATTTATTGATAAATATTAAAGTCTTTTTTAAAATTATTGTTTAGTAAAAGTTCCTTCTTGAATGTTAATAACGCCATTTCCATATTTTTGATTTAAATCATCTGCTACTTTATTTTCTTCAGCTTTTGATTTTTCAAGTTGTTCTACTAATTTTTCTTTTTGTAGTTCAAATATTTGGATTTGGTATTCTAATTGACCGAATTTTTCAATTAATTGAAACTGATTATCTTGAAGAGCTTTTAATGATTGGATTTCTTCTTCTGTTAGATTTATAACTTCTTGACTCATAATTTAAATTTTTTATTTATAAATATATTAAAGTTTTTATAAATTATTGATTGTCACCTTCTAAATTAGTATTAACATTTTCGATAAATCTATTTTCTCTTACATTAGTAAGAGCTTCGGTAGTTTCTACACTAAACACTGTTTTAGATTTAGTACTAAATTTCTTAAGTGCATTAAGATCACTTTGGACTACATTAGGGATAATATATCCTGGCATTTTAATATCAAAAGTGCCTCTCACCATACGTTCAGTGCCCGTGTTAAGTTCAGTAACAGTCTGGTAGCTATTTATTATGGCTCTAAATTTAAAGCGTTCAGGATCACCCCAATAAGAATCAGCTGCAAAATTAATAGCTTCAATTATATGATTTAATTGTTCTACGTAGTAAGTATAAATAATACAGTTATAGTTTAACACTACATAATCAGGGATCACAACAGCCTCATAAGTTTTAATAGGTTCATACCCATTTAAAACACTTAAATTATTATATGAATTTTTTCTAGAATATTTTTGTTTAGCAATAGCATAAGTTTGAGGGTAGTTAGCGTCTATTTTATTTGTAATCCCCCTTACCCTATCAATACTATTTCTTTTAAACATAATTAAAGGGGCCATAATTTTTCCCTTTTTATCTCTATAATACCCATCACGTTGCATAGATTTCCAACGTTCTGGGGAACCGTAAATCACAGGGACAGCTATTCTGTTACCATTTTGTATTACTGAGGGACGGATTACGTGATCAAAATAATATTTAATGGTTTCATCTAAATCCTTAATTCCTATAGTTATAGGTTTCCAAGTATCATTCTTTTGAGATATTTGATTTGCTCTATCAGGATTTACGTTTTGATTATTTTCCCTTCTATCCCCTGATGTATTATTGGGGTTTCCTCTTTCAGCATCAGAAGGATTAATTTGAGAATTAGCTATTTCTCTTTGGGATTTTGGGATTGGTGTTTTTCCTGCCATTATCTTTCTCTTGTTATGCCGAATTTATCAGCTGGTTCATAATGTGTTTGGCATATAACTGAAAGACTAGCTCCAAATTGATCTAACCCAGGGTTTAAAGGATTAGGTTCATTAGGATAATCTGGGTTTTTGCCCATAAAATATTGGTTGGAAATTACTTCGTCTACTTGATAATATCCTTCTTGGTATAAGATAATATCCCCAACATCCATAACTAGATTAGCATCTATTAGATCTGCTCTTAAAAACTTAAATGTGACCCCCCATGCAAAATCTACACCTAATTCACTTTCGGGATATTCTTGATCTCGTCTATCTATTAAAACATTAAATAAAGTAGGACCATTATAAAATTTACCTCCTGTGGCTTCCCCATATAAGTTAAATCTAGTTTCTTCTAATTTAAGTTTATACACAGCACATTGTTGGGTAATAATATCACCCAATAATTCACGGTTTACTTTTTTAAATAAACTTATGTCGCGTTGTCCTCCAAATAATGCCATTAACCAATGTATATAGTATAAGGTACTGCTGCTAAATCTTTTTGTAAATATTCAGATTCTTGAGCTTTCTTTTCTAATAATTTAGTACGAGATGTTTCTCCTAAATAATTTCTTAACCGTTCTAATAATGCTGTTTTTTCAGATGTAGCTGCTGAGGTTAGGTCTGCATGATTTAAAGTAGTATCAGCTCCTGGGACGGGAATAGTTTGGTATTTACCCCTTACATATCCTAGCATTTCTTTAGCTAATGCTAAGGTATATTCAAAAATCCATTGCCTTCCAATAGAATTAATGTAAGCATAAGTAGGATTAGCATAAGGTACGGTTGAAATATCAGTTA